ATACTACCATCTTCCTGTCGCCTTGTTACAGCTTCATTGATTATAGTCAGGCGATTGGTCGCACCTACCGCAACGGACAGACCAGTAAGTGTACGTTCTACCACCTGCGCGCCGCACACACTATTGATACCTCGATTTACGAAGCCTTGAGCGAGAAGCGAGACTTCGACGACAAATTAACAGATGTCCCGCCTCAAAGCTGGATGTCATTTATGGGAGAATGATATGAGTAAAGTTGAACCAGTCATCAAACAGACTGTCGGCGGGAAGTTTCATGCTGCTGGAGGTGTGGTGGATACACTTGAAGATGCGTTCGATAGGTGTGACGCCAAGTGTAGGGGGTGGAGCAACTACTTCTTCGTATTCCCCAGCATAAACGGCATTCGTAATGAAATATGCGGAGACAGGGCATACATAAGGGAGGCACTAAAATGACCGACATGTTAAACGTAGATATTCACACAGATGGAACAATTCGAGCGCGAAAAGGCTTCAAGACATTCGCTGGAATGGTTTGGCATTTATGGCTCATCAACCGCCGATACAATAAATTGGGCGTGAAGGGGGCTTTTACAGTCAGGCTTCCATTACCTGAAGGTGGTTTTGAAACTCGATATCAAACTGATTGGAGGAAGTTCAAATGAAAGACTTTGAGCCACGACCATTTCAAAAGGAAGTGTTAGACCGCATAAAATCAGAGGTGAAAGTACCGCCTATGCTGTGGCCGCCACGAGCGAATCGCACCTACTACGGTGTTGACATTGGCGAAAAGGACGGCGACCATACGGTTATTAGCCGCGTCGAGACGAACGGTAGGGGTGGAATACTGTCAATCGTATTCGATGAGTATAACTCCCTACCAGATTACAAATGGTATCGCAACCCGATTAAATGGTGGGAGTGGCGTCGCTTTTGGCATAGAATCGCAAAGCGTAATGGGAAATATCCGTATGGACGAGCTAAATAGCCTCAAGAGCTTTCAGTGGCTTGGCTCGAAAAAGGGTCGCTACACTACTGACAGGTGGTCACTTGATGAAAACTGTCGTCTACTGAAGGATAGTAAAGCCACGGCAAACGCCCTGCTCACGGGAATCCGTCAGCTCGACAAGACGGGTCGGTGGAAGCTGATAGCGGTTGACCTTGACAACAAGACAAATTGGAGTGAGGTGATTGAGGCATATAAGGCTCTCGATTTACCGCAGTCGCTCACGGTGCAGACACCGAGCGGTGGCTACCATATATTCTTTTGGATATTGAAAGACATCCCCGCGCAGAATATCAACGACACCCGACACTGCAAGAACTTCGAGCTCAAAGGCGACATGAGTAATATCACTGCGCCTGGGAGCATGTTTTCGAGCGGTGAGAGCTACGTTATAGTGCGAGACGTCCCGATTGCTAGGCTACTGGCTGGAGAGGCATACAGGCTGTGCAAGCATCGTCAGGAGCCACGCATGCCACACGTGCCGAGTGATTTCGTGCCTGAAGCGGGCGATATTGACGCTATGGCACACCATTTGGATGAGCGAGCACGCAAAAACCCTCGTGGGTGGCAGATACGTTGCCCATACCACGAAGATAGTCGTTCGAGCGCTATACTATTCCATAGTGGATGGCTGTATTGCAGCGGGTGTGGTGAGAAGAAACAACTAGTAATAAAGGAGATGACATGAAATCAACCATTAACCAAGTAGCAACCTACATCGCCTTCGAGTTCGGAATGGACAAAGAAGACTTAATATATATACTAACACTTTTAAAAAATAAACAGTGAGTAAAATAAACATCTGTCGCTCAAAAGTACGGTATACCTCTGAGAAATCTGCTCAAAGGGCGGTTAAGGGGCTGTCTTGGGAATATAAGACCGAGTTCGAGTATTACCGCTGCGGAGAGTCAAAACATTTTCATCTGACCCACAAGAATGTGGACGAAAGGATTGGTCATGGTAACAAATTACAAGGAAGTAGCTAAGGAACTTGGTTGTTCATTCCGAATTGGTAGATGGGGATTTGCAAATCCTATGAAGTTAGTGCGCTACTATATAATGCGGCTTAACGGAAGATATGATTACCCCAAACCATTGCTGCATATACCGCTAGATGGCTGGACAACAGACCCAAACAAAATAATTGAAGCCCTGGCCAACGACCCTGCATTCTCTATAAAGTACGGCGAAATCAAGAACTAACCCCTTAACCCAACAATAAGGAGTAATAGAAATGACAAAAGCAATTAAGATTGAAATCACCTCACGATGGTTCGTAGACAAAGTACTCTTTAGCTATGAGTCTGACGATAATAGTATGAAGAAGACACTTGAGGAAGCCCAAAATAGTGGTGCCAACCTGCGTGGTGCCGACCTGTATGGTGCTGACCTGCGTGGTACCAACCTGCGTGGTGCCAACCTGCGTGGTGCCGACCTGTATGGTGCTGACCTGCGTGGTACCAACCTGCGTAGTGCCAACCTGCGTGGTGCCGACCTGTATGGTGCTGACCTGCGTGGTGCCGACCTGCGTGGTGCCAACCTGTATGGTGCCGACCTGCGTGGTGCCGACCTGCGTGGTACCAACCTGCGTAGTGCCAAGAACGCAGATTATGCGATTGCCCTCACAAGAATCCTCCCAGAGGGAGACATTATCGGCTATAAAAGATGTCGAGATGGTAAGATTGTCAAACTTCTCATCCCAAAAGAAGCGAAGCGGTCACATGCCTTCGAGCGAAAGTGCCGAGCAGAGTTTGCCGAGGTGCTAGAAATCAGCAAAGGAACACGACAGCTAAAAACTGCTATTAGTAATTACGACAGTAGCTTTAAGTTTAGGGTCGGTGAGACAGTACGACCAACCACTCCATACGACGATGACTGGATGAACGAATGCTCTACGGGTATTCACTTCTTCATCACTAAGCTAGAAGCTGAGAAATACGTATGATTATCACCGAACTAAAACCTAACCAAGTATTCGTATTTGGTGCTAATGCAGAGGGAAACCATGGTGCAGGTGCGGCGAAACAAGCCTATGATAACGGCTGGACTAAATCTGGTCACTCTAAAGGCTTGATGTGGCAATCCTTCGCCATCAACACGATGAGCGGTAAGGAAGTGATGATAATGGGACTAAAAGACCTCGCCATCACCGCCTATAAGAATCCTGCGCTAGAGTTTCTCCTTACACCAATAGGAACGGGTATCGCTGGATATTCACTCGAAGAACTAGAGGAAATGTTACCCGACTTTCCCGACAACGTTATTAAGCTATGGAAGGATGATGAATCAGTATGAGTAAACAATCTGAAGAAACTCCCGTAATGTGGAAACTAGTTGAGATTCAAGAGACGTTCTACAAGGCAAAAGATGGAAAGGTTTATTGGAAGTGGCGGTTTGCGACTAAGAAGAGGTGGAACTATCGTCTTACGGCTATGATGGACACCCCATATGTAGTCCTAAGGGCTATTGCAGGTATGCCTCACCCCCTCGTACACAGTCCAGAGAGTATTAAAGCAAGGGTAGAGAAAACACTATGACCCGCCAAGAAGCCCTCACCCAAGACAACCTCAACGCCCAAGTAGATATAGAATTAAGCATAATGAACGGAGAACAAGATGCAGACAATTAGAACAGCAGTGGTATTTCGTACCGAGGCAAAGAGCCTAAAGAGCGAAGTCGATACAGCTAACTATAACGAGAGTGACGTACCCCAGTTTGAGATATGCGTCTTCTCTGATGGTAGAGTTGCCCATAGATGGCTCGTTGGTGCTGGTAGTTCCGTGTGGTGGGATAAGCTCGAAGACCTATACAGAGTCCACATTTACAGTCACCCCGATTATGGCACAAAAGTTGTATGGAGTGACGGAGAGATTGAAGAGCTATGAATCCTAACCCTACCACACCCAAGACGATACATCAGAAACTAGACACTAACACCATACAAACATATTGTTCATGTGGTGAGAAGTTTATGTATTTAAGCGATTTTGAAAAGCATATTGCACCTACCGCGCTAGAAAAGACGATACGAGAATGTCTCAATGAATTGCTCTCAAGCGTAAGTGGTGCGCCGTCTCACTGGGAGTATACACCAGAACTTGATGAGAAGATTGACCAGGCTCTCGCAGAAATTACACAGATAGAGGAAGAGGCAGTCGGGAAAGATGAAGTTGAAGATACTGATTTATCAAAAAGCGCAAAAAGCCGATGGGGGGTACGCGCAAGGAATCGAGTTCGTGCTGAGACACGAGCTCGCCTGGAGGCACGAAGAGGATGAGTAAACCTATGACACAAGATACTCGAAGTACGTTTGAAGAGACTACTCCATCATTAGACAATGAGTTGCGAGAGAGACTCGGAGATGAGGACTGGAAGTATACCGATAAGCCCGCTCGAATTGAATCCCTCATCCAAAAAGCCCGTGAAGAGGCAGAGATTGATGCACGAAAGGCTGGCTATATCGACGGGATTGCATCAGACAAGAGGTCTTTGCAACAACTAGCCCTATCATCTACTGTAAAAGCACTAGAGGATGTGCGGATGTATGCCCTTGATTGTACGTTCGGATGCAACTTTGAGAGCAGTCGCACCGAGAAAGCAATACCAATCGCCTCAATCGAGAGTCGCATATCGTACTACTCCGCTGAACTCAAGAAGGCTAAGGGGGAGAAGAAATGAGAGTCCTAATTGCCTGTGAATGCTCGGGAAGGGTGCGCGAGGCATTCCGTAAGTTAGGGCATGATGCTTGGAGTTGCGATATTCTCCCATCGGATGATGACTCACCGTATCATATCCAGGGTGACGTATTAGAACATCTTGACGAAGGTTGGGATATGATGGTGGCTCACCCACCTTGCACGTATCTGTCCTATGTAGGCAATAGGCACTGGAATAAACCTGGACGCGCAGAATTACGTGCAGATGCTATGAAGTTCTTTATGGCGCTAATCAATGCACCGATACCCAAAATAGCGGTAGAAAACCCACTCGGTGAGCCGTCAAGAGCATACCGAAAGTATGACCAGATAATTCACCCATATTACTTCGGAGACCCATACCAGAAACGCACTTGCCTATGGCTTAAAGGACTGCCGTTACTCAAATGGTATAAGGAGCAAGCTATCAAGCCCGAACCATTATTCTTCCTAAAAACGACAGGGAAGGCAATAAATTGGGTTGAAGGAATAGCGGGAATGAGTGCTAAAGACCGCCAGAAAGCACGCAACACAACATTTCAGGGCATTGCTAATGCTATCGCAGCACAATGGGGTGTTGAGGCTACTAAAGATATTACGAAGGAGAACTCATGACCGAAGACCAGATTGACGCGATGAAATCTCTTTCACTCGAACAAAAAGAGATGATGAAAGCAAACATCCGCGAAAAGGCTACGTTGAGGTTTGAAGATTTCAAGGGAAGATGGTATGCGCCATGTTGTGCCGATGATGCCTTTCAAATAGACGAAACTAATTGGTTATTTGCGTACAATTTCAACCCTGCGTGGGCAAAGTTTGAAACATACGACTCTTTTGAAGACCTAAAAGAGGCAATGGGCAGTGACGCAGAGCAACTTAAGGTTACGAAGGAGAAAATGGAATGAGCAAAAAGTTTAAACCGTACAGACCATATCTCGCGCTGTACCTTAACCTTGGCTTTATGAGCCTCGGTACGCAGTTAATGTCATACGCAAATGAACGTAACGTATTCAACTACATCATGCTTGAATGGAAGTTCTTTAAATGGGGCGGGAAGTTCAATCTTTATAAACCAGGGAGGGATTACTAATGGCGCACGAACTCAATCAAGAACACGCAGAAATAGCCCGTAAAGCCCGAGAACTCATAAGCGGCAACATTGAGCGTCCGCGCAAGATACGCGAATGGTTCGGTGGAAAAGTGTTGGGGGCTGCTGCACGGCTAGATGAAATTGAAGAATTAACAGAAATGGAGAAATAGTATGAAAAAACGACTACATAGGCTTTTTGTGAGACTTGGCATAGCAAAATCGTGCCATAAGGAGAAGCTCGGCTACCGATGTCAGCATCGTGTATACAATGGTATGAAAGAGTGCGACGGTCGGCCAGTGGTATAATAGATTAGTGAATATATCGGTTGACTTTGAATCCACCAGAAGCAAAAAGATAATAGTAGAGGTTGTTCCCTCGGAATGGAGCCAATACATTGAGCATTGATACCCCCGTGACAGATGAGCTGAGACTTCTTGTAGGTTTCTGCGAAAAAGACCAAGCGTGGTACAAGATAGTCGACGACCCGAACAACCCCGACTCACGGCTGCATCATTCGTGCGGAAGTAGGCCATCCACTAAGATTGGCTATCAAGTCACCACACAACGCACCTTCAACCCGAAGGCCAAGAAGCTGAGCAAGGCTGCCCAGAAAAGAATGGGCATCGGAGCATAAAAAGAGAGCCCTCACGCGGGGCTCTACTTTATATTCTGATACTAGATGTATGTGGCGTTGATTTGGACGCCAGCAACAGCATTCGTCGAGTCTGTCGCAACGGCAGCGCCTACAACGGCGATTGCAATACCCGTAGCAAATCGCTTACCGATAGCACCAAAGTTGAATACCTTTTCGCCTACACCAGCGGCAGTTGCGGGGATAGCAATAGTCATAACTGGTACATCAGAGGCGACAACAGGGGCGGACGCCTTATTGTATAGCTTGACATAAGCAGCAGTAGCCGTCGGATTTGATACAGTAAGCTCAAACAGATTTCCAGCGGTATTTTTGATGTTGTTAAGGTTATTAGATGCAGTTGTTACGAGGTTGTAGGGCGTTCCAGATGGAGTTGAAACCGCCTGTGACGCAGGAAATGACAAAACTGGAGCTGGCTCAATAGCAGCGTCAGTACCAGCAATAAGCACTTTATGGGCTCCTGCTGAGGTAAAGGCGCTTACTCGAATGCGTACTGATGTTACACTATTACAGCTTGCTTCGTATGCCTGTGTTGCGTTAGCAGTAGAGTGAGAGGTAACTACTGTGGCCGCATTTACCATCGCAACCTGGAATGGGAACCAGTTTGTGCCGTCGCTTGTTGCTTCAAAAACCGACGTGAACGCATATGTTCCTGAGAACTCGAAGCGTACAGTATTAAGCTGGCTTACATCAAGTATGAGCGCATCGTTTAGTGCGGCGAAGTTAGTTTTGTTGGCTGTGTTTCGTGTAACGTATGACATTTGTTTGTTTTCCTTATATATTTGGATTTATGCCTCTATTATACCATTGACTCAACAAAGAGAATACCCCTCTTTTTAGGAGGGGTATTTCACTGTTACATTAGCACTTCTTTTTCTTTGATTTACCCATGCTGGCTCCTTTCACCCCTTAAAATATATTTTGCGACGTTAAGTTTTTCGACTCAAGTTGAGTATATACTCATCCAATTGTACGGTGGTCGTGCCATTCTGGAGAGTCGCAGTAGTCTTGGTACATGATGCAGACCATTATCTGCCGCGCGATACGTCGTATGGTCACATCATCGGGGAACTCCCTCTCAAGGTCCTCAATATGGCTTAATTCAGTCCGTATCGCCTGATGCCAGCGTTGTCTCTGCTCTGAATCCATTACCCATCCTTTGACTTACTTCAAACTCAATATGGGCAATAACCCTGCGGGCAAGATTAACTTGTCGCTCTATCTGTGAATGCTCAAGGATAAACTCGGCAGCCTCTACCTGACGTAGCAAATCCTGAGCGTCCATTGTCACGTACCGCTCCATATCTCGTTCGAGGTGAAACGTGCTGTGCGACTCTATTCCTTGTCCAGCCATGCCAGCAGTCCCTCCAGGGCGTTCCAGATGTACGAGATAATTCCCGCCCATGTGGCGAGTGCAGCGGCTTGTGCGCCTATTCCTAGTGCCTGTAACCCGTCTGCAAGCCCTGGGAGCAGGAGCAGTCCTACGACAAAGCTAAAGATGGCGATGAGTACCTGAAGTGCCGTGCGGACTGCACGTCCTCGCCTAGTATTTTTGCTGAAAAAACTCTTGATGTAGTCCATATATCCTCCTTACTTTTTAAATCCGCTGAATATGCCAGCTAGGAAGTCGGTGATTGCTTTCACTATCTTCTCTAGCGCTGATAGTCGTACATCTTGCTCGGTATCTTTTGTCATCGTACCGACATGTACTATTTCATCTGTTGCAGGAATGTTACTTTGACCAGATACAATTCGGTTCGTCTCTACATTATCTGTGTATGTAACAGTGTACGTAGTAGTTGATTTTCCGTTTACCCCTGTCTGTGTAACCTTAGATGTACTAGACAATATCGTATTGTCGGGGACGGCTACGACGTTGAATCGAATCACGTCAGTCTTAGTTTCAGTCTTGGTCGTAATCACTGGAGCAGGAGCTGGAACAGGGGTAGGTGCGTTGTATGATGGATTGGCAAACTTCTTCCATGCGACCGAATCGCCATAGAAGATATTGCAGTCTAAGTCGCCTCCGTATCCATCGAGCCTTCCCTTTGATGTCCATTGCCACATCGCATATCCGCCAGCCCAGTTCACATCTGGTAGTGAGCCTGCGTTGCTCATGTCGTAGTTGTAGCCTACATTGTTATCACGGTACTGGGCGACCCATAGACCGTAGTTATTGTAGATAGAAGACCAATCATACTGGTTGACGACAGATGCGCTCATATAGATAAGCGGACGAACGCCAGTACGGGCATATACATGGTCGAGCCATTGTTTAGCCCAACTCACATTACTCTTTGGCTCAACTTCCCAGTCAAGCACGAGGATAGCTTCTTTGACATAGCCTTGTATATTATCTACGAAGAAGTTAGCCTCACTTATTGGGTCATTTCCATCTGGTCGGGCAAAGTGATAAACGCCGAGCAGCTTTCCCGCAGCCTTAGCCTCTGCGTAGCTTGCAGCGCAGTCGGAGTCAACGTATCCTACACCTTCAGTAGCCTTGAATATAATAAAGTCAGCCCTAATAGTAGCATCTGGTAGTCCAGCTTGCCACTTTGATGTATCGATTCCTAGTAATGACATATTTCCTCCTATTTACTCCTATTTACTTGTAACAGTTTGATTGCTTACGGTTTCAGTACGGACGGTTTGATTCTCGACATGTTGGCTCTGGATATTTCCGACAGCGGTAATAATGCTCTCGGCGCTACGCTTCGAGATGTCCTCGAACTCTTTGGGAAGGTTACTGAGAGCCTTTAGGCTAACAGATATCTCCTGGAGTGGAAGCTCTTTATACACCTTGATTTGTCCCTGGAGGTCAGCGATAGCCTTTTCAGCCTCGATGTGGTGCTTGAGCTGTTCCTTGTTGTCATCTTCCATTGCCTTGATACGCTTCTCAAGTGCGGTAATGAGGAGTGCTTGCTGTTCGATAGTCTGCTTAGGGATGCGAGATTTTACATATAGCCAAGCAATCGCTATTGCTGCGAGTACTTCCCCTAGTCCTACGTAGTCTTCAATGCTATCAAACATCATAGTTACCTAGAGATATGCGTTCTCAGCTGTTAGCCTTGATTGAGCAATAAGTCCTGCGCTTGTTGTTGCTCCTACCGTATATATCAAGAATGGTGTAGCCGCTGACAAGTCATGCTCTGAAGAATTGTTGAATGGAGCTTGGTAATTTGCGGCAGCCGACGCCTGAGTGCCTACGAGATTGATACTTGTACCAGCTGAAGCAGAGTCTAGTTTGAATGTAACTGATGTAGTTGAACCAGCATACGCAGTGCCACGTTGCGATAGTTTCCAGCTTCCGATGGGTACGGTAAGCACATATCCATTCGCTGAGAATGAGCCGTAGGCAGCGTTAGAAGTAACAGCAGTGGTTGCTCCCAGTATTGTCTGCAATACCCACCTATTAGCATTTGCAGGAAATCCATACGGAGCCTTCACGCTTGAATAGCTCACCGCGCTCACCCCGCCACTAGTAGGAATCGTACAACCCTCTGGGACTTGTACGACCATCGTCGTGTTCATAGAGAAGGTACAGGATTGCACGATACCGTAGTCAAGGGTTGAGCTAATTAAGCCACTGGCTTGTGTGCCGAATGGTGAGTCTGCTGTGTACCCTGCTGAGTTCATCGCTGTCAGGTCATTTGGCGTGGTTGTGTTGAGGTCGGTTGCTACACCGTTGAATGAGTGAGCCGAGGCAAGGTTTAGCTCTGTACCAGTGTAGCCCTGTGAGTGGTAGCCGAGCATAGTAGCTTGGGTGACTTTGGCGTTGAAGATGGCAACTTGGGCAATAGCGCCCTGAAAAGGAGATGTGCCACCATTGAATGAGCCAATCTCAAGGTTTCCAGCTTGTATAAGGGAGGTTGGATTTGTCCCAGACCTATATACCTGTGCGGGAACATCAACGCCGTCAATCATGATATAGCTGGTTGTAGGTGTTGCCGTAAAGGTCGACATGTCTATCTGAATTGTTATGCGTGACCATTTATTTAATGGCAGAGATTGATACGTCTTGACACCGCTAAAGTTTGCTCCCCCTGCGTTGAAGCCTTCAAGGATTACCTGACCAGTTGGACCAAACTGTAACGCCCATCCGCTCGTGCCGTTGTATCGCGACACGATACCTGCGCTAGTGTAAGAGGTCGGTTTGATATACAGGTCCAACACGAAGTCATCTGTAAATGTCAGCTTATTCGGTGTGGTCTTTACCCAGTACTTTGTACCACTAAGGAGGGTCGATTGGGTAGGTGCTGCGACAGTACGTGTCGTGCGAAGTCGGAAGCCGTTTGAGATAATAGGAGTAAGGTCAACGCCAGAGAACACCATTGAGTATGAGCGATTACCTAGGGCAGTAACAGTAGGCATAGGAGAGCCAGTGAGCAGTGTCCATCCTGGGTTTTGCGTAACCACTTTGAGAGTTCCATCGGGATTAAGTGAGGTAAGAAGCCCATCAACAAGGCTATTCTCCCAGAAAGACGTAGGAATACACTCAACAAAGTCACCAATATCGTTGCCGAGGTCGGTGTAGCCTGGAGCGAGCGTTAGGTTGGTAAGTGTATTGGCTCCAGCGTTCACAAGCGCCTTCCAGCTGACCTGATTTGTAACTGTGACATCACCCGTCACTGGATTCGTAGTCTTCTTGTAGGTGATAAAGAAGACTGGGGTATTGACGGCAAACTTACTTAGGTCAAAACACTCAAGCACCAATGTACCAGAGGCGCGCGTAGTTTTCACCGTTGTAGCTATGGCGTAGTCTGTGTCAACGCTTGATTTTCCAAACTTATCTGCGATGTTTGTCATGACTATACTCCATATCCGAGTTCAGACTCTTGCTTCTTCTTGATGCCGAAGTCCTTATCATTGACAGCAATTGCGCGTACTGCAAGGTTCCCTGGAGTAGTTGCCGTGGCCCCCACTGGTGTCAATCCGCCTGGGGTTGCCCCAATAGCTGTTGTGTCGTATTTCGCTATATTCTGAGTGTAGTCACCGAGTTCTGGCGTAGCCATGGCCTTTGTCTCGCCCTTGTAGCTTGGGTTCATAAAGGCTGCGTTAGCAATAAATGAGTTGAGGTCATTACCCTCGTTCATAACCGCCTCTCGTCCACCCGTATCGTTTGCCGCGTTGTAGACATCAGCCTTTTTGTATAGGGCGTTCTGTCGGTTCTGGCCCCACGAGCGGTCAGCCTCACCAGTGTCGAATCCGAACTGGTCTTCAATCTTCCTCATGTCATTCTCGTTGCCCGCTGTGTACTCGTTGAAAGCGGTATCAAGGCCCTGATTGTCTTTTGCTTGTGTTGCGTTCGCCTTACGGTTGCTCATATTAGCAGCATCAAGAATCTGACGGGTCAGAGCGCGCGAGCCACCAAGTCCCATCGTAGAGAGTGAGCTAATGAGGTTCTCAAGAGTATTCTTCGTGTTGAGGTCGGTATCAGTCTTAGCACTAGCAAAATCCTGTAAAGTAGCGACCTTTTTACCGCCGTACTTTGTCTCTTCGTTCTTTTTCTCTTGCTCTTTTTCTGCCCTACTTGTATCACGAGCAATCGTAGCCTTCTGTTTAGCCTGATTGCGAATGGTATCATAGCTTGCGAGAAGCGAGTCAAGACTTGCCAGTTGAGCGGTGTCAAGGGCCCTTCCTGAAGTGCCCGTTCCAGCACCCGATACTAGAGACGGGGAGTTCGTATCACTGGCTAACCTGTCGGCCAATGAAGTCCCACTACCGCCAGATGGCCCATTAAGGAACGCAGTGGTGTAGTTACTTTGCGCGTCTGCCGCTGCCGTGTCAGGAGCCCAGCCTTTAGTTGATAAAGCGCCATAAACCGCTTTTGCGACACTTGGGTCGTAATTGACTCGTCCAGTATTCGTAGTAGCGCCACCACCGACGGATTCAGACAGGCCTATCTCGGGAAGGCCGAGTAGTGTTGCGATGTTGTCGATTGAATCACCCAGGAAGTTACTCATTTTTTATTGCCCTTGTTTATTTTTCATTCTTTTTATAGTTTCATTGTAGCATATCATTATATTTTAATCACTCCTTTTTGGCTAAGAAACTCAACACCCACTCCAATGTAGGTGAATAGGAGACTTAGGTGTGATAGCTCATAGTAGGTATCTTTGGTATTAGATTTTATCGAGAAGCTAACATAGGCGGCATTTTTCCGTATCTTTTGACTCACCTTCTTATCTGATGGGTCTTTGAATGACAGAAGGTCGGCAAGTGTTTCATCCCAGCTTCGGTTATTCCATGAGCCACGAGAGGCGTTAGTCGCGTTTGAATGAATCGCATCCCAGCCACTCTGAGCGTTCACTGTGCTCGACTCATTGAACGGTATCTTATTGACCTTAACGATATCGCCGTTTTTTGAATGTATCGTTACCGTAAGGTCAATGATTCCGACGGCTTGGTCGTGTTGCCATATCTGTCTTAACAGATGCACCCACTCGAGATTATTGTCCTTAGCAAACGAAATCAGTCCACTCTCGATATAGACTTCAAACGGAACACCCATGTCAGCGTGGCTATGGGAGTTCTTATAGTAGCGAAGTAGTTTGTTACCCTGTCGGATATAGAGGCTAGGACTCTCGTTTTCAGTTGATGCCCAACGGAAGATGCAATCAGATTCGATGCGCCATACTGACCAGATACCACCGTGGAGGATATCGTACACCCAAATCTCGTCATTCTTCTGAGCGCCATAGGCGATAGTCCAATAAATTGCCTCGTCGTAGTAGGCGACGTAGGTCTTCGATAGATTCGATTGAGACAGGTTCGTTACTCGGTCGCGTATTGCCGAGCTGATTCCATCGGTAGACTGAATGCCAGACACGTTTGGCTTGACACCCGTAGATTTGAACCCGTCCATTGAGAGATAATAGGCATTATTATTCTCGTGGAGAACTGAGAACGGTGCGTCAGTACCATCATTACCCTCGCGCTTCTTGAACTGATATGTACCAGTCGAGAAGGTCTGACCGTTAGCGGTAATACTATTAGTCGTTGCGTAAACGTCCCAGATTGCACCCTGACCAGCCATTGTACGAGTCAGAAGGTTGATACAGGTAGTGCCCGCATTGTCTCGGCCAAGTGCAATGGCCATTGGCTTCTCGATGCCATTGCTACTGACGGTGTAGCTATCAGAGCCGTTAGCTGAGCCAAAGTATAGTTCGTTGCCGAGGTCTCCGCCCCAGTAAACAATGCCGTCAGTTCCAATCGCCCAAAGACGACCAGAAATATTCGTGAAGTACCACGCCTTGATACCAGCTGTCGTGTTCTCAACTGGGGCACTCTTGAGTATTGTCTGCGCGCCAGTATCGGTATACTGCTTCTGAGTAATGGGGAGTTCGTCGACAACACCGACGTATTCACCGTCAGTAGGCGCGCCAGTGCCTGTTGAGACACTAGCTACGTGGATAGCCCACGTCTGAGCATTTGGGTTTATCGAGAATGCGCTAATATCAATCATGACCGATTTTGTGCCGCCCCAAGTATCGCGGATAGTTGAAGAGATGACCTTCACGAATGGCGTCATCTTTGTGCTTCCACCGATACCCGTGAATGATACGCGGTAGTAATAGTCTAGAGCTGCCGTACCACTGAATCCTGCCGTAGTGGCTGCTGGAGTAGATACAGGGTCTGCCACTGGTATGAGGCGCTTCAGCGTGTCTGTGGCTATATCATAATAGGTGAATGGGTCTGTGCCATTTCCAATGACGACCTCTCCTGCTATTTGTGCGAACGATAACACAAGGTCTTTGTTGAATGTTATAGCAGCAAACTTAGTCCAGCTCGTTAAATCTGCCCTAAGCACATAGAGCCACGCAGAGACACCATCTGTAAAGACGTTCAGCAGGCCCTCAGTCTCGTCTGCACGCTTGAAGGGGAAATCACACGCAAGCGGTGTAAGGCCCGTTGGAAGGTCTGGAATGCCACTGTCATCAAATGAACCGCGAGGCCTGACGATGCCGTTATAGTCGAAGATGACGTTATAGGCCGCCTTGAGCGCGTCTTCCTGCATACGACTTGTCGAAAAATATGAAACCTGACCACGCTTCCAGCTATCAATATCCTTTATCTGGATATCGTCAGAAGTCTTATTAGCCATGATATAAGTCCGCCATCGTCATATTAGCCAACACGTCGTTCCACGTCATTCCTGCGCCGCGACCATCTAGGCGCTTAATCGTTAGCACTTGACGCTTTCGGTTATTGTCTCGCATTGTCTTCATATATACATCGGCCTGCTTGTGGAACTTCTCGGCATTACGCGCGATAAATGGAACTGGACTCGTATCGGCCAAGAAGGCGGCCATCGAGGTCACAAGCCACGTGATGCTGTCAATGACTACCGTTTGGCTACCGCTTGTATACACGGTTGGTCGCACATATGCTGGTAGGCGGATATTTGTACCAATGAGAAGCGCTGGAGTCGATTTCATGTGAAGTCCATCAGAGACAATCGCGCATACCCTTATGTCACTCGTCGCCTCAAACATAGCCTGGTCGACTATCTTATACCTGTCAACGACAACCCCAGCCCCATCGACAAAGAATACGTGGTCAAATGGCGTATTACCGAAGTCAATATCAGTCATGTTTGGGATGTCATAGATAAGCACGGTATCTGCTACTGGAGTTGGAAGAGTGTAATTCATATTGAAGAGCGTCTGCCACTTCACATATGGCGTATCTGCCCACTGTTCCATCACCTGATTCAAAATATTGAGGCCCGTCTTAAAGTCGTCTCCACTTTCAGTAATAGCCTCGTATTCACCGTTTGCTTTGGTGTATGCCTTTTCAATAACCTGTAAAACAGTAGTCATATTCTACCTCAACTCACTTTTTATTTTTTCTAGTATCAGTACAAGGTCAGCACTTAAATCAAGCTGATAGTCGGCAGTCCTTTTATTCTCTTTTGCAAGGGCGCGGACATTTTTTGTCAGTGAATGTTTAGAGATGTATTTATCGAGCACTCGCTTGAACTTGTCCGACTCAGTTGTGCCTGATTTCACCTTTTCGGCAGACTTATCAGTGAACACCGAGTTGTGTCGCTGAAGCTCCTCGCTTGATTGATAACCCTCAGCCATTATGCTACCCCTCCAGATGTCTCTGTTTTAGTCTCGGCAGCGTTCTCTGCGTCAGCACCATCGCCGTCCTCTTGGCCCATAACGTCCCCAGCGGTCAGCATAATGCCGTACTTAGAGGCTGCCTGAATCTTGCCTACTGGTGGTAGGTCTTTGAACGAGATAGAAACGGTCGGCGGCTTAACGTCTACCATTGGCTTCTCACCCTCTTTTGCTTTAGCCTGTGCTTCCGCCTGTGCAGCGACTTGCTCTTCCTGAGCAACCTGTATGAGCGCCTGCTTCATTGTCTCGGCAATCTTTGCGCTGTTCTCAAGGTTTGAGCTCTTTGTCATCTCCTCCATTAGTAGTGGCATAACTGAGCGCATTACCTTGCCCGTGCTTGGGTCTGACTTAGCGGCTTCAAAGAATCCAGTCATAAAGGTATTGAGACGCTTGAGGTCTTCTTCCTTCGCCATTGCTCGAGTAGATTCAAAGTCAACGGAGATGTTCACACTCTTTACGTCGGAGAAGTCAAGGCGGACCTCATTCTTTTCATTGATAAAGGCAGGGTCTACTTCACGGATAAGATTAGCATACTCTTCATCAACCTTGAGAAGTGCCACTGCCCCGTTCTTTTCAGCTATATTGCGCACTTCGGCGATGTATATATTGAGCTTGTTCTCAAGATTCATCTCGAAGTAAGTCTCATAATTCTTGCGGTAATAGTTGAGGTCAATGTCGGCTTTTTGAGCTTGGTCATTTACACCAGCTTGAGTCTTTGAGTGCTCCATGTCGCCCGCGCTCGCTGAGATACTGCTATCGCTTGAGCTTGGAAGCGAGTTCAATAGAACAGATTTAAGCAGATTGTATGAGCTAGGGAAGCTTTGCAGAGTCGTCGTATCAATCGTGAGGAGGTCAACTTTTCCGTCCTCATCATTGAGAAACATCGTGCCACCCTTAGTCAAATTGAAATTGTCTTCATTGAGTGATATTCCCTGAACCGTCTTTGCTGGGTCGGTATTATAGTCGGTGGTATAGATAAAGCTTCGGAGAAGAGAGGTAAGTGATTGCTGAGCGCCGTATGCCATATCGACAAGTGAACGACCCATGATAGAGCTACCGTCATAGTCAGAGTAAAGTCCAATGACGCGACGGCGGTGGCTAAGGTTTGGAATAACACGGATGATGCTCTGTGAGGCATAGTGGAATGTTGCCACCCAGTCATCGTCAGTATAGACAAACATCTCATACATTCCCTGCGGTAGTCCCTGCATCTGTGCCTTATAATTCTGAGCAGTCTGACTTGTTGTCTGACCAGAGCCATAGTCAAGCACTGTTTTAAGTCCTTCTGGGACATATGTACCCTGTTCTTCTTCGAGTCCCAATTGGGCGCGCTTAAGGTCGCCCTCAGTCTTCAGTGTTCGGAATATAGTAAAGTTCGTGCTATTGATGTTATTGGCATATGCCTCTGGATAGAGGTCGCCCCAGTAGATAGGCTCTTCGCCCACAGTAAACTCGCCATAATCATTCTCAAAGGGAAGGTAGACACCTACTGCACCAAATGTTGCGGCATTGCGAAGCTCAATCCACTGTTTCTGTAAGAGTCCATATCCCCTTGATGAGCCACTTCGTAGGATAATCTTTTTGGCAATATACTCAAGGCTCAAGTCTTCGGCTTTATTGCGTGTGTGGGCATCGACAGTGAAGGTAGGAAGCTTTTGCACAACATTCTTCGGCATCTTTTCAAGATACGAGGGAAGAGTGTTGTCTACGAGGTCAGCGAAATCCATCTTACCATCAGAGTTGACGGTCGGCTTACGGTAGAATATACGCTCATTTCGCTCCATGAATCCAGCTGTAACCAAATCCATAAAATGCTGGCTTTCGTCAAGCTTTTTGCAGAGTTCCTCGGCTGTAAACGGAAATGTTGGGTTCATGTTTGTGTTTTCCTTCTTTATTTATATTCTATCACGGTTAGAAGCTCTTGTCCGCATAGTTTTGTGTCTTATTTTTTTTGACTTCATTACCGAGTTTAACTTTTATGCTTACTGGAGTGTATTTACCAGAGGTAACAGACGCCATTTTACGCGCCGTAACTGGAGTCCACTTGACGCCCGTATTCTTCCTATCACCTGGCTTGTTCGTGGCATTACTGCCCGAACCGCTATCACTACCCCAGCCGCTCTTACTGGTATCGGGATAATTCGCAGCAGGTGTTGCGCCCTTAGAGCCAAGGAGCGCGTTGAGTGAGTTCCATAGATAGGTCTGACCAGATTTAGTCGAGCCGATACCACCTTCGTCGAAGAAGCCATTGCTCTTGAGGGTGTCCATCAAACCGACAAGCTTCTTGTAGCTCTCGGACCTACTCAGGATATCCACATATTCTTTGTGACCCTCAGCTTTTGCGGCAGTGTATTGGTCGTAGCTGATAGACTTAGCTTTCAGCTGGTTATACAGCTCAGTGTCGCCCTGTGAGATAGCGTAAAGTCGGTCACTGTCGGCCTTCTCCAAGCCAGTCTGAGCGATAGCGTTTTTGATTGACTGCATCGACAATGGGAGGCGTGAGTTCTTCGAGCCGTCCTTGTTTGGTACTGATACGTCAGAGTAGAGGTTTTTGCCGTCAAGTGTCAGGAGCTCGTCACCCGTATCACCATAGAAGCCATCACGAACCTGGGCCGCTAACTGACCAATCTTGTCATTTTTCTCAAGCTTCTTAGTGTTGTCTACCTTACCATCGACGGTGTCGAGGAAGGTAATCGAGTCTTGGACTGATTTGAAGTTATTGTTCTTACCTGTATCGTAAGTGTTGAACATCTCCTGTGTACCATTGCCAAGCTTACTGTCGCGAGCGTAATTAACCAAGGTGTTAATTGTACTATTGTGCGTTTTGGTATTCGCGTCGTTAATCGTCTTATTGATGAAGACACCCTGGTTATCCACTGTGCGGACTCGCCCTGCGGCGTCTTGGCTATCTTTAAGAGTGCCGCGAAGCTCAGGAGAATAGTTCTGACCAACTGCATTACCAAACCATGTTGGGATGTCGGCGACCTTCTTTTTCGTACCGTCGGCTTGTGTGACTTCCTTGCTGGCATAGCTCGACTTCACGTTCATACTCTTGCCCTGTTTGCCCGCGATGTATGGCTGGAAGCCGTTATTTGAGCCTGGCACATAGGATTTAGCAACATTGATGCCATAAGCAGTCGCGGCGTAGCCGTTATCGCCACCGTTGCTCTCATCAGAGGTCATAGAGTTTAATGCCCCATTTGTGTTCACGATTGAGTCGACATATGGCAGGCTATTGTCAATGATATTGAGGTACTTTCCGATACTGCTCGGCTGAATAGTGCCGTCCTCGATGTCTTTTTGAATCTGCATTGCCGTGTAAATGACAGCAACGGTCAACTCGACATGCGTCGCGCGGATTGGGACGAACGTCCCATCGGGCAGTCTAATCGAGATGCCCTGTGGCTTGTCCACCTCGTCACCGTTATTGAAGGCAATCGCGCCAGACTGGATAAGCCCCACTGCGCCAACAATAACCGCACCATCTATGGCTTTGTTCTGAAGCACTGCACCGACATTGCGACCCTTTGAACGATTGCTCTGCAAGATGTAGTCAGCTGCCGATTTTGAGAAGGGGTTGAGCGTTCCCGTGACCGTCGTGTCAATCGCGTTCGTAGCTGTACGGACGAATGGACTGATGAAGTCAAGTGCTGCTGCTGCGACCTTACCAATAGGTGACTGGCCCTTAATCAGTTGCTCTTTTATCTGCTCAGTAACGGTGCTCTGGTGTGCCACGTTGTCGAGAAACTTCTGCTTGGCAAGTGGGTCGCCATTGTCGATATAGGCGTTAAAGGCATCAGAAGCGCGCTTGAACTGAGAGTTAGAGGTCATGAAGTTCGCAACACCAGCTGCGGTGTGCGCCATTAACTCAGCCTCGTTACCCATCAGCTTAGACATCTTATTGATGTTCTCGCGCGTCACGGGCTCACCAAGCTTCGTCAGCATGTTGCGAGCTTCGATGTCACGATAGCCAGCAGCACGGGCACGGACAGCTCCTTCGACACCGACGAGTGACATTATACTATTGTAGGCGTTGCCAACAATGTAGCGAGGTATATCGGAGGCAGACTTAGGATGAACAGTCAGTTCACGAGCGGCACTACGAAGTGAGCGCACATACTCTTCAGGAGCGTGAGTGATACTTTTAATCATGAGTTTTGGATTCTTCACAAAGTCATTCATCAGCCCAAGGATGTCCTGCGCGAGGTTGCGCTCGATACTTGGTGCGCCGAATAGCATGTTCGACTTGCGATAGTGATTCAAGTTGTTATACACCATCTTCGCTCGCTCTTTGCCCGAGGCTTGTGCGGCGAGTAGTCGGATATCACCCTCAAGGTCTTTTTGGAGTAGTTTCATCTCTGACTGGAGGGCCGAGCGCGGCTTGGTGATACTGGTATCAACTGCACCCATACCGCCCTCTTTGAGGTTCTTGCGGTTGGTATTTTGAGGTGTATTATATTCAGCCACCATCTGCTTGAGGCGGTCATACTTCGCAGCAATGCGGTCTTTGAGTCCTGCATTACCTTTATTGCCGTACATACTCAGTGTTTCACGGATATCGTCAGCCTTGATTGGGCTTTTGCCAGGCTCAGAAATAGCATTTGCCACTTGACGGATATACTCTTTTGGCTCTTCGAGCGTTGAAATTACACGGTCAATCTTATCGCCACGGGCCTGTACGGAGTCTCCCTCTGGGGTAACACCCATACTGTCTGGTACTGAATCGGCTTTGACTGGGGTAACACCATCAAGCTTATCAAGCCCCTCTTGAGCCGCCTGTTTCACCACGGGGATATTACTCTGAGCTGCTTCCTCATACACCCGACGAGTTTCAGCTGTACCGTCAGTTGGGGCCACATAATCTGGCATATCCTCTGGCGCAACTGGCGATGACTGTTTCGCTCGCTGATAGGTCTCAGCCTCATGTGTCGTATTGTTACGCTCAACAATCATATCTTTGAGCGTAAGCTCATCGACACCGCTGGCTCGCGCATCGGCAATCGCCTTATCTTGTGCCGCTAATCGCATCTGAAGCTCTGGTATCTTCGTCTCAGCGCGTTTGCGCATATAGGACGGCGTATCGACGGGCTCGTACTGTGGGGCATCGGAAGCTCTTGCGTCGGCGCTGAATGTGCTATCGGGTATTAGCTGAGATTGACCGTCACCTATGAGCCTCTGCTGAGCAATAGCATTTTCAGCTGTTGCTGGGGTTCGACGCGTATATGACGGAGTATTATTAATTACAGGTACGACGCCCTGAGCGTCCTTGCTCTCGAGCGTGATATTACCGTCTTCTGTCACAGGAGTTAGCGAACCGCCCTTCTTTAGCGCGCGATATTTACTACCGCCGCCAATAAGAGTACCGAGGACGGCCTGAGTGAAGGCGTCTTTGGCTACTGACTCTGGGGTGATTTCTTGTCCACGAGCTGCTTGCTCAAGCGTTGACAGTGGGACACCAGCGGCGAGGTTGATTATTCCCTGCTTGACCGCCTCTTTGAGCACCTGCTTTGCCGTTGTTTCAGCTATCGTAGTAGGGATTGATGAGGCCCCACCAGTTGCGACGTTAAGAATCGCCTCACCAGGCTTAGCGAGTCCCTCCATAAGCATTGATGCATCACCACGGTCAGCCACGTCTTTGCCAAACTGCTTCTCCTGAAGTCTCTTCTGTTCGGCAATAGCTGAGCGGCGAGTATTTGGGTCGCTAGAGTTGGCCGCGATGGTGGCTCCAATCATCTCTGGCGTGTTTCGGACACCACGCACCATATAGCTCGCTGGGTCAATAAGTCCAGAGGCTATACCTCCAGGAATATTTCCAACAAACTCACCTGCGTCATTTATCCCAACGCTGTTGCCCCAGTCCTCAGCTGATTTCTGCCAGTCCTGAGTAGCCTTTGTCACGTCATTATTCGCATCACCAGTAACGGCAGATGAGATGAGTGATGCGCCAGAGCCAACCGCTCCTGCTGCTCCCTTCCATAGTCCCTCACCAAGTCCTTTGAGGAACCCAAGCAATGAGTCGTCTTTTTTCTCGACTGGCTGTTGTGGCTGGGCTGACTGCTTCTGCGCCTCGGCCGCAGCCTGCGCGTCCCTAGTTGCCTGAACCTGCTGTGCGGCGGCGGCCCTATTAGCGGCTTCAATCGCGTCGTTCTGGCGCTTCTGGGTATCTACCTGAGCCTTTTGGTCAGACATGAGATAGTTCTCTACCTGCGGAGCGCTTGTTGTCGTATCGGTAAGGGAGCTTTGTGATGGTTTCCATCCACTCTGGACAGAACTAATAGACTTAATTGGAGTAGGATTTAGCAAATCCTCTCTTTGTTTTTCCTCGTCATCGTTCGACCATTTAAGCAGTGACATTTTTGTTTTGATTCCTTTTTTCAGGTTATGAGCTTAGTATACCAGAAGAGCCCTGCAATATACAGGGCTCTTTTGAGGTTTTCTTGCTTCGGACTAGCCGATGCTTGAGATACCCTTACGCTTTGGAGTCGACACGACACAAGTGTACATGTAGAGACAGAGCAAGAGGCTACCGAACGCAGCTGCACTTTCGCCGACCTTTGAGTCGTCGAGGAAGCGAGGAGCGGCGACAACATCTGGGTTGACCAAGATAGCGCCAGTCGAAGCAGGCATGATATCTGCTGGGACTTCCTTCACCTTAACACCAGCAAGCATACCGATGTCACCAGTGCGAAGGCTTGATTCCATACCAGCGGTAAATGGATTCATTCGGGCACTGTTGCGGATGCTGTCTGCCGTAGTCGTGTTCACAAATGCAATGACGTTCTTGAAGAGACGAGCATTGACAATGAATCCACGAGCCTTTAGTAAGTCAGCGTACCCATCAGTGGTTGCAGTAACTTTTTGGCTGGTAACGACGGCAATAGCCGCAAGAATCGCAAGACGGTAAGCGTCGATGAGTGGTACGAGCTGCTCGGCAACAATAGCGTGAAGGACTTTTCCGCCTTCGGTAATACTGTTGTTCGTTGCAATAACTGTACGGTCAAGAAACTGCTTAATATCTTTTTGCTGGTCGAGGGTGTAGGTGTTGATTGTCGAATCAACATTTACGATTCCACCAATTTGCGTACTAAAGGTTTGGCTTGAGTCGTGGGTCGTGATTGCACCTGCGGTGACAACTGTACGAACCTTAACTACTTTTGAACCCTTTTCAAACTTGATTTCTTTGTTGTTTCCTTCAAGTTCTTTTGTGAAGCTTTCCTCATCGAATGGTTGGTCGATGACTGGGCTATAAATCTCGGAAGCTGTAATAGCCATGATTTTATCCCCTTATAGGACTAGTTTTATATTGTGTTTGTTGTGTTGATGACACACGATTACATCGAGTGCTATCTGCTTTTCCGAGTGAAGGCAACGACTACCTTTGCGTTAATTTCTCAACCGTGAAGCTTTAAGCTAATTTCATTATATCATGGGGTAATTTGTTTGCAATAGGAAAATCCTCCCCTAGAGTGGCGTGGGGAGGATTATTAGCAGTACGGGGAAAACAGCAAAACCCCGTGAGCCTATTGTACTATACTTCTTCGACTTCTTGATTCTGAATTGAGGATTCCTTTTCCTCAAGACTCTCAAGTTGAACCTTGCTCAGATGACCAGTAGCGCTTTCACGAATCATCACTTCACCGTCAGCATTTTTGACAACTGCAAAGCGAGGCAAAACACTGTCATCGGCTGCGACAACAAAGTTCTTCTCGGCAGTGACATTTTTCAAGCCTTCAGCAATAGCGGCTGCGATAGCTGAACCCTCGGCCGAGCCTTGAGCTACACCATTTTCGCCGACTGTCTTCTTGGCGTCTTTAGCCGTATCTTTAGCTTTTTTCTTGGCATCGGCTTCAAGGGCGCGCTGCTCTTCTTCGGCTTCTTTAGCGGCTTCGTCGGCAGCTTCTTGCTCAGCCTTAGCGCGAGCGTCTGCCTCTTCTTTGGCCTCTAGGGCCTGCTTTTCCTCAAGAGCTTTTGCATCTGCAACTTCTTGCTCTTCAGGGATTAATACTTTTTCTTCTTCAACTTTTGTCATAATCATGACTCCTTCTTGTGTTTATATTATAACCGCTTCTTAATGCCGAGTGTTTCATATAGCTCGTTTGCTGCATTAACAGTTGGGTCGGATGAACGACCATGAGGTACATTCACTTTTGACCTTGTATCTACATTATCATGCGTGCCATTTAGGGGCAAGTCGCGTTTCTCGCTGCGAACGCTTTTTAGTGCGTCCAAAATCTTCCTCGGGTCTATTCTCAACCCGATAATCACTGGCTTTAAGCCTTCTTCGTTTCCTGGCTCAGTTCCAGGCTGATATATACCACAATCCCTAATGATTGGCATGGCGACTGCCGAAAACTCTTTACTGAACTCTTTATTCGTGCTCACCAACTCAGGGTAGTCATCGGCGAGACTCGCAAGTGAATCATACGCCTCAACTGAGCTGCGCATGAGCTTTTCAGCGGTTTCTTCTTGATGCTTCTCGATAGCCGCCTGACGATTAGCCTCGGCATCGCGTACGCTCTTTCGCTGATTATATCCATCCTGCCATCTTCGCCAAGCGAGTTCTGCCTGATTTTGGTCAAGCTCAAGCACGTTACCGTCTTCGTCGCGGACTTTTCGGAAGTCGTCAATTGTATATTCAGGGTCTTCCTGGGCAATCTTCGCCTCTTCCTGAGAACGGGTGGCTTCTTGCAGCTTTTGCTCAGCAGCTTCAGCACGCTCAAGCGCTTCCTTGCGCTCAGTAGCGAGTCGCTGCATTCGCTTCTCTACTTCTGGGTTCGATTTGCCTGGGCGCTTGCCCTTTTCAGCATCGTCGCCCTCTTCCTCCGTATCGTCCTTGTCGTCTGCTGCCTGTCCAGCTCCGTCAGCTCCGTCGTCAGAACCGTCTTCGCCTCCTCGCTTAGAATCTCCTTCAGTATCGGATTTACCCTCGCGAACTCCACCGTCAGCTTCCTCTGATTTATCTTGTACTTTTCCGTCAGATTTCCCGTCTTTCGATGCCTTCGCGTCAGTATCGTTTCCTGAATCGCCATCCTTACCATTAGAAGGTGCATCTTTCGATTTGCCACTGCTTTGCTTGTTATCTTTCCGTCCATGCTTGGTATCTGCATCGTTGTCGTCCGAAATGTCCTCATCTCGAACCGCACTGGACTTAGGTCGTCCCTTAGTCTTACCAGTGGGAGCGGGAGCCTTAATGCCAAGTTCTTCATACATTTTTCCAACTTCGTCATTGGTCGGTTGAGTTGGGGCTGTTCCTTCTGGAGCTCCTGCGGCCCCTTCTTCGATGATTGCTTGTCCGTCATTGTCCATTTCTACCCTTCCTTATATCCCTTATGTTATATGCGTTGCTCTGTTGTTTTTTGAGTTTTTTATATGTTACTTATGACTATACTATTAAGTACGTCAAATGAAAACAGAAAAATTATTATTTGAGTTTGATTTCCTCCCTCCTAGTGTCAGTTCGGCCTCCATAAACTTGTTAAATCTCTCTCGCTTAGCCTCTTTCCCCTCGGCTTTTTCTGGGTCTGACCTGACATGAGACGCTGAGAATATGTTTGCTGATGTAATACGATATTTAGCGATAGCCTGTCCCATATAGCAGAGTGAATCCACGGTGTCAGAATAACCACCGACGTGAGTCGGGTGCGACGACCAGATATGTTGCCTATCGTTCCACTCGTACTCAAGCTTGTCGAGACAGGTGACGATTCGAGTAAGTCGCTCGTCGATTCGTAAGCCAACAAAAATACGACGAAGGTGGTTCAACTTGTCTTCGACGCGATTTGGCTTGTTAAGGACAATCGTATTGGTAATTCCCTCTTTGGTAAGCACCTGCTTATATGACTCGTTGCGCGCACCCTTCACGTGGGCGGCATCATGCGGCAAGAAGTGGGTATGGACGTTCCATCCCCGCTCAATCCACTCGCCGATGTACCACGTCACGTCCTCGTTGCGGTTCTCAATATGGTCAAGCACTGTTGGAAAACCGTTCATGTCAACCTGAAATAGAATAATAGAGGTGTAGTCGGCGTTTCCTAAGTCCCACGCAGCGTAACAGGGATGCTCTTTGTCAATGTTAAGCATAGAGACGCGCCCCTCTTCCTTCATAATCTTGGCGAGCGCACCGAAGACAGACCCGCTATTCGGACTAATCCAGCTCGTCATGTACTCCTGCTGATAGAGGGCATCGTTGCCATACTTGTTGATAATTTTCAACCGTTCGGTTTCAAGGAATCCCTTTGCCATATACTGCGCTACCTCTGACATACCACAGTGCATATTGCTCGCGTAGGCGAACTCAGGGTGAGCAAGCGCAAAGTTCCACTCCTCAAAGAAGTGATTTTTGCCACGAGGTGTAGAAATCATTACGCGCCAACCGCCTGTCTCACCAAGCATGGCGGTAATGAACTCGATTGAGGCAGGGTTCAGGACGGCATACTCGTCGAAAACCACACCCATAAGTCCTGTACCGACGAGCTTATCGGCCTTATTGATACCGACCAGCTTAATCACTGAGCCATTAGTCAGCTCAATCTCCATCTTGGCGCTATTCTTTCGTACCACCATATCGTCTGGTATCATGTCGAGGAACTTTATCCCCTTAGAGGTCATAGCTATCCAAATGTCATTATAGGCGGTGGAGTAGTTATCGAAACAATACCAATATGTGCCAGGCTTGCTGATTGCCTCGCGGATGAGCAGCGTCCACGCAAACAGCGATTTTCCCGCGCGACGGCTCCAACAGAGCACTATGAAGCGGATACCGTTATCAAAGGCCTTGAGCACCGCCCTCTGATACGAGCGCAGTACAATGCCCGCGCCGATTTTCAAAACGCTCATTCAGCGGCTTCCTTATCCCAGTGCTCTTCGTTAATATGCCGCGTTAGCGCCCCCTTTGAGTATAGGACGCGCCGGCAGTGCGGACAGTCGTGCGACTTATGCTGGTTGCCAACCCCCAACACTCGACGATTCCTGAAATTAACGAGGTCATTAGACATTTTTTCGGTAGCAACGTCGACTATATTGGTCATGCCACTGCCTCAGTCTCGATATACCAGACGCCATCGTCACCCTGTTTGGCCTCGTATGGGGCCACGTCAGCCCAGCT